TGCCGGGGATCTTGAGGGAGATCTCCCGCTCGCGCGGGCGCTTGTTGCGCAGGAGGTCGAGCGTGGCCCGACCTCCCGCAACAGGCTTCTTTGACCGACGAGACGCCCGGTTGGGGGTGTAGTCCTCGGCCTCGGTGGTTACTTCGATGACGTCGTCCTGAGTGGGCATTCAGGCACTCCTTTGGGTTAGGGCTGGGTGACTGCGGTGCTCGCTGCGGACAGCGGGCCATCACCAGCAGCATTGTGCGCCAGCACCTTGAAGTAGCTGGTCGTGGCCGTGGTGAGGCCGGTGACCTGCGCCGTGGTGCCGACGATGGTGGCCGTGCACAGCGTGTAGGAGCCGCCCGAGGTGGCCGACTTGTAGACCGCGTAGTACGGAGACGTGAGGCCCGCACCCACGTAGGTCGGGGCGTCGAAGTCGATGGTGGCCGTGGTGGCTGCGGTGGCCGTGCCGACGACGTTGCGCGGAGCGCTCGGGACGCCGGAGACAGCACCGGTGACGACTGCGGCCTCGTTCGGGGCCACGTTAACCGAGCAGGTGATGGTGAACGTCTGCACAGCGTTGTTCTGCATGTTCGCCGCCGTGCGGGACACGACGTTGATCGGCCACACCTCGACCGTGTCGCCGTTGCGGGGGATCTGGTCGGGGCCAGAGCCGCCGAAGCGGGAGACGATCACGTAGCCGGCCGTCCCACGCGGGAAGGTCTCCCACGCCGTGTCTGCCACAGTGTCGCGGTAGAAGTCGGCGGTGAAGGTGGCCTGCGAGGTTCCGACGATGGACGTCTCGAACAGGGTGTCGAACGACGGAGTCGGTACGACGTTGCCCTGGGACGAGGCGTTCAGGCTCATCAGGAACGGAGTCAGGTCGGTGGCGCCGTTGAGCTCTTCCTCGGTGGGGACGAGCTCGGCACTGGCGATGGAAGCGGCAAACCCAACCCAGGTCTGCTCGTTTGGTATCACTCTGCCCATGATGGGCTCCTATCTTGTGCTAGCAGCACATTCTCGTGAGAAAGCGCGTACGCCAGAAGGGACGCTACGCGATCGGGTGACTCTTGCAGCAGCCCGAGGGCCGTATTGCATGGCTGGCACAGCAGACCACGGATCACACCAGTCTCATGGTCGTGATCGACAGCCAACTTCCTGCCAGCCGGTGGCGTCCCGCAGGATGCGCAGACTCCGTTCTGTCCTGCCAGCATTTCTTCGTACTCGTCCAGCGTGATGCCGTACTTGTACCCGAGGTAGTGGTTGTTGTCGGAGCGGGACCAGCCGTTCTCCCGCGCCTTCGCCTTCCACTCCGCGTTCTTCTCCAGGATGCGCTCACGGTTCTTCTCGTAGTACTCGCGACGCTGCGCCTTGACCCGAAGCCTGCGCTCCTCTTGGGCAACGCCTTCCCTCTGAGCGGGCTTCGGGCCGGACTCGGCCTTCTCCCTCTCATTGGGGATTACGCGGCCCATGATGGGTCCTCCTGTGTCGTTGTTGCTGCTGGTTTCATGGTTTCACCCTCGTCAATCAGGCCCGGGTGAGCCAGAGGGTCAGTACATCGACCTGTCCCCAGTACGGGGGCTCGGTCGTATCAACACGCTGCAGTCCACCGATGACGTCGGTCCGCACCTGCTGAATCCTGTAGATGTCGTCGCCCAGATGGACATCGGTCTTCTTGAGAGCCTCGATCGCTGCCCTCAGCTTGTCAGCCACCCACTCGACCTGCTCGGCCTTCACGCCGAAGGAGGACACCGAGTAGGGGATCTGGCGGTCGGCCTGCGGGTCTCCCATCGGTCCAGTGGCGTTGGTGGCCGTGTTTGGCGTGACCACGCCATAGGGGATGAAGTCCGAGGTGTCGAGGTTGGGCTGTCCCTGCCAGCCGCCCCCTTCGGCCGCGTGCGCGAGACCGATCGGGATCCCCGTAGTGGCGGCTGCCTCCACCACAGCCGCCGTCAGAAGCCTACGCTCGATCACTTCGCACCCGGGCCTCTCGTGATGGCGACTTGACCAGCGTCGGCGAGTGCGGAAACGACATCGTCCCCCAGCACCTGCTCAAAGGCCGGCCGCATGAACGGGTGCGGCTTGATGCCTGGGTGATGGACGACCTTGGCGAACCGGCGCTTGCCGTTCGAGGTCCACGACAGCACCTTGGCGTTGCGCGGCCGGATCTCATACACCCCGGTGGGGAACTCGCCCCGGGTACCAGTGCCGAACTCCTGGTAGACCCCATAGTCCACGCTGGGACCGATGATGGCCGACAGGGGGCCGACGTAGCGGATCCGGATGGATGCACGCAGCTTGCCGCTCCTGAAGGGGGCATCGGCCTGCGCCGCGGCCTGGATCTTCTGGGCCGCATCCTTGATGATCTTCTCGGCGCTGATCATCAGGGAGTCACCACTGGCCGCCGACAGATCAGCGGCCAAGGACACCAAATCGGCGGTCGCGGCGTTAGCCATGGAAGTGCGCATTCTCCACGATTCCGGTGATCCGCATCCGACGCGTGGCGCGCATGTAGCCGCCACCCTCCACAGTCATCACTCGGAAGGTGCGCCCAGGCAGGTCGGGATCGTCGGGCATGGACACGATCTCAATGGTGTCGTCGTTGTGCGGAACAGGCTCGTGGTCCCAGGGGATGGAGCAGTAGGTCGAGCGCAGCGGGAAGGTAGCCTCGCCATCGGCGAAGAAGCCAGCGTCGCCGACCTCCCAGATCCGGGCCACACCCTCATAGACCGGCGTGGAGACGGGCGTGTAGGCGCCCGTGATCGCGTTGAAGGCCTGATCGGTGTTGCGAATGATCTTGATCACGCAGTCGAACTGGGCCTCGGCGGCTCGCCGCACATAGGCCTTAGAGCGCTTGGAGACGGTGCGGGACATCAGTAAGGCACCCCTTGGTCGCCGCCCTGCTCGTAGTTCACGTAGCTGGTGGGACGGTCCTGAGTTCCTGCTCGGTTGTTGTCGTGCATCCCCACCGCCCACAGAGTGGGCTTAATGGTGGGATCGGAGTTCTGGTCGAAGATGACTCCATAGACGTCTGGGCCGCCACCGATGTCGTACTGCTTGTACTGGTCCCGCAGGGAGGCCGCCAGGGCGTTGTACTTGTCCTGGAGGGCCTCCACGCCCACGCTGACGCCATCGGCGGAGTAGGCCACCTCGCGGGTGAACTTGGCCGCGATGGCCTCAGCCACCATGGAGGCGTACATCAGCGGGGAGCCGTAGACCGGGGTCCACACCGCGATGATGTACTCGATCTCCTCGTTGGTGATCAGCTGGTCAGCGGCGTCCGTGTCCTGGACGAGGAAGCGGATCTCATCCACTCCCCCATCAGCAGGATCGCCACTGTAGGACCACGTCATAGTTACCCCTCGGCTGTGACCAGCGTGGGCTTGCGGGAACGCTTGGGTGCCTGGACTGCCGGCGCGACTACCGTCTCCTCGACCGCCTGCTCAGGCACCAGGACGATGAAGCCGTTGCGGGTGAAGGCCTCGGCCTTGTTGTAGGCCGTGGGGTAGTCCGCGATCTCCTCGCCGGGCTCGTAGCGATGGCCCATGAAGGTGAAGGGCTTGCGGCAGATGTAGGGCATCTGGGCTCCTAGGCAGACGGAGTGACAAGGACCGGATCGGAGATGGCTCCGTCACCGACAGCATTGACGGCTCGCAGAGTGATGGACACCTGAACGCCGTTCGTCAGGCCTGTGATGACGACCGGAGTGGCGGGATCTGCTGGGCTGAACGCCGTCCATGCTCCCGATCCGATCCGGTACTTGTAGTTGGTGATGTTGGTACCGCCAGTATCGCCAGCAGTAAAGGCAATGGATGCCTGCGTGTTTCCGGGGGTGGCAATCAGCGAAGTCGGCTTGGCCGGGACAGTCACGGGAGTGGCGGAGACGCCATCGGATGCTGCTCCTGCTCCACTGGCATTGATGGCCCTGATCGATATGTCGTACATCTGGCCGTTGTTCAAATCACCGATGACAAACGGGCTGGAGGTCCCACCCGAGGAGTACCACGTCACAGAGTCGAAGGAGTACTCGATGTCGGTGAAGGGATCCCCGCCAACCTCCACAGCGGTGAAGGCCACCTCAAGCGTCCCATTACCCGCCGTGATCCCGGTGATGACAGGAGCGCTGGCCGTGTCCACCTTGTTGACGTAGCCGTAGCGCAGGAATTGCCAGTAGCGCCACCAGCCGGTGAAGCCGGTGATCTCGTCGCCACCCTTGTAGTGGGTGCCCTTGTGGGTGATGGGCTTGCGGGCAAAGTACTTGGTCGCCATGACCACTTGTCCTCTCAAGAACTGAGGGGGCTGACAGGCTGATGCCCACCAGCCCCCTCATGGGTCCGATCTACTGCTACGCCACGACCTGACCGGCATTGAGGCGGCGGACCTCCGCGAAGGCTTCCTCGCGGATCTCCATGACCTCGTCGGTCAGTCGTGTGTTCCGGTCACCGACAGTCTCCAAGATGCGGAGACCGGCCTCGGCTTGGGCCTTCTTGATACGGAGGTACGGGATCACCGCGAGCAGGAACGCTGCTGCGTTCCGCCCTCCCAGCAGCCACTGGTAGGCCTGCCGGTGGTGATCCTTCATGCGCTTCTTTGGGACGAACGAGCCACCCACCTCTGCGAGCAGCCACTCGATGAGCGGCAGATCGGTGTTGGTGATGATCACCCGAGCGGACACGGAGTCGTTGACCGACCCACGCCCCCTCGTGCGAGTCACGATCACGGACCCCTCACCGTCCAGCAGACCGGCAAGGTAGCCGAGCACCGCTGGATCAGTGGGGACCGAGATCGGGGGCAGGTTCGTTGATCCCATCAGATCACGCGACCACCGTGTTGAAGAACACGCCCATGTCGGGTGCGACGACCTTCATGTCGTAGGTCATTTCACATTCCAGCCTGTCCGAGGCGATGTGCTCCATCCGGAAGGACTTCATCCGGATGCCCTCGGCGTTGCCACCGTGGTAGCCGCTCCACACGAAGGTGTAGCCGCACGAGGGGACGAGCAACGACGGGTTCGGCGGGGCGAAGCCCATCAGCATCGACTTGGTGTCCGCGAGGAACGAGTAGGTCGCAGCAGCATCCTGCTCGACAGCGTCGTTGATGCGGGCACCGTCGTCCACCTGCGAGGCGAGCGGGACGAGGATCTGCGGGACCTCGAAGAGCGAGGCAAGCAGGTCCATCGTGACTACGCCACGCTGGGTGTACTTGATGCGGTCGATGATGTCCGGGTGGCTCTTCAGCTCACGGACAACGTCGGCGCCCATGACCACGAACGAGGGGTCGTAGCCGGTGAGGAGCTTGTAGGCAAGCTTCCACGCGGCCATATCCTTGATCGGGTCAGACGCGGCATCGTTCCACTGGAGGAACTGGCCGGTCGTGGGGTTGGTGTTGACACCGTGATAGTGCGTGCTCCACACCGAGTCCTTGAAGTAGGTGCTGACCCAGTCGAGCTCCCGCTTGAGGAGCATCTGGTTGGTCAGGAACTTCGTGGAGTCCGAGTCCAGCGAGAAGTTGGAGTCGGCGTTGGCGCGGACCTGGTCGTCGATGTCGCGGTGGACCGCGTACACGTGCGCGTAGTAGCTATCGGTCGTGTAGTTCCAACCGACCCCGGCGCTCTCAGTGCCGGGTGCGCGCTTGACGACGTCGGTACGACGCCAGTCGGACTTGCTCCACTTCCAGTAGAGATCCGACTGCTTCTGCACAGGGACCTTCGGAAAGATCTTCTGGCAGATGTAGTCGCCAGCGTTCGGGATCCATGCGACCGAGACGTTCGTCAGTGGGACGTTGACGTGAAGATCGCTCTGGGTTGGGTTCGGCATTGTCTCTTACTCCCCTCAGATCTTCAGCAGGACCGGGCAGAGCTTGCCCGTGACTGCGCTGCCAACAGCGATTCCAACGACGACCGTGCCTGCGCCGGCCTCACCGTAGGCGGCAGCGAGCCCCGCCTCACCGATGACGACAACGGCTTCACCAGCGTCGATGTCCCCACCGCACTCCACCAGGGTGATACCCCGGATCGCGACGGTGGCGGCGGCCCCGGTCACCTGGGGCTTGTTCTGGACGACGCCGATCGGGTACGTGCTGTCGTGCTTGGCCAGGTCGCACTCATGCGCGCCCGACACCACGACGAAGCGGTACTGGTTGCCCGAGTTCGGGCTGGCCGATCCGGGGAGCCCCGGAACGCCCGTGTACTTCGCCAGGCCAGCCGCGGCATCAAGGGTGATGGAGCGGATGGACTCTTCGTAGGTTGCCATCTGTGTCTACCTCCCTCTAGCGGTTGAGCTGGTCGAGACGGTACTGGTCGTACGCATCTGGATTGGTGGCGAAGAACTCCTCGACCTTGGCGGCCTTGGAGATCGACTCTGACTTGGAGACGGCCTGCTCGAGGAAGGCGTCCACCTGGGTCATGACGTCGTTGTTGTCGCCACCACCGATGGTGCCGACCTCAGCGAACAGAGCCGAGCCGGCGCTGGAGAGCGCCTTGTGGATGACCGAGCAGTCCTCGTAGGACATCGTCTCGGCCATGCGCTGGAGAACCGGGCCTAGGGTGTTGGGGTCGGTGGGGATGTTGTATCCCTTGGCGACCTCGACGTACTCACCCAGCAGGCGCAGGTCGCGCTCGCTCTTGGCGATCTTCTCGGCCTCCTCCAGGCGCTTGGAGAGAACATCGACCTGGCCCAGGGCCTTGGCGATGACCTCATCGCGCTCGATGTCAGTGAAGGCCTTGCTCAGGCTCTCGCGAACCTCGTCAGCGAAGGACTTGCCGACACCCACGAGCTCGCGCTCGTCTTCGTGCTCGGCGGCTGCATCGTCGCCATCCTCCAGGACAACCTCGAATGCATTGCCCTCAGCATCGAAGACAGTGTCACCAGGCTCCAGAAGGGTGGCGTCAAGGAGCTCGCCATTCTCGTTGTAGATCTTTTCGGGCACAATGTCCTCCTCGGAAGCCCGCTTGGCGATTGCGACCCTCGCGTGCTGGTTAGCGGGTACATCCACCAGCGAAACCTCATCGATCTCGATGTTGGTCAGTTCCTTGACCCTGCGAGTTGCCACGTTCGCCTCCTGTCGTTCCATGCTTGCACGGCGCGCAAGCAGGGTTTTCCTCAGATGAGGGAAACTTTTTCTCTAGTCGTCCCACCAGTCGGTGTACTTCTTGCCCTGGTGCTGACGCATGTGGTGGACGCCGGCCGCTCCCGCGACGAGCGCACCGGTGGTGGCGGCGGCGGCAACGGACCCGCGGCCATGCTGGCGACGCAGCGCGCGATAGGCCAGCGTCTTGCCCTCGGAGCGCTGGGCAGCCTTGGCGTAGCCGAGGGCCTTCTTGGCATGATGAGCGGCCATCTTCTTGTCCTGGGGCTTGGCCGCGTTGTGCGTCCACGCGGCCAGAGCGTTGGCATCCCGCTTTCGAGCCAGTCGCATGGTTCTCTTGGAGGAGTCCTTGACGGCCCGCGAGGCCAGCGCGGTCCGATATACCTTGGTGCCGGTGGAGCCTGCGGTCACCGCGGCCGCGCCGCCCAGTCCGGCCTCCTCGGCCTTCATCCGGGTCTGGCGCCGTGACTCGGGGTTGAACCCATCAGGCTTGCGCGGAGGCAGGGTCTTGGGCGGGGGAACCAGCCGCAGCCGTCGCTGGGGAACAGCTGGATCTCCCATGCCGCCTCGATTGGGGGCCTCCTTCTCCCGCTTGATGAACTGGCGACGGTGCAGGCCCTGAACCCCGTCACTCTCCCGCGCAAGGGATTGGTCCCTCTTGACCTGGCCAGGGTTGTCGGGATCAGGAACGCCTGGGTAGCCGATGCCATCTCGCCCCCACCACACATCCCCCTTGTGGACCACACCAAACGCGTTCTTGGCCACCCTGTCCTCCTTCTTGGCTTCCTCGCGCTGGAGGGCGGCGAAGTGGATCCCGCTCGCTCCTCCCAGACCCGAGGCCGTCGTGACCAGACCCAGCGAGGCCTTGTCCGCCTTCTCCGCGACCTTGGGGGTCAGCTTGAGCCGGCGTGCCACCTCAGGGACCCTCTTGAGGGTCTGGCGGGTAGCGACCGCCCCGCCCTTGGTTCCGAGCGCAGCGAGCCCCAGTCCTGCCCCAGCGAGGCTGAGACCGGCCTGGATGCGCTTCTTGTGGGCGAGGTCGGCGGACACTAGACCTTCTTCGGCTGACCGGTCCAGATGCTGCGCGGACTCTTACCCTGCGAGGCGCGAAGAGCGTTGACGCGCTTCCTGCGACGCTGTCCGATCACGCCTGCGCCGAGAACAGAACTAG